GGGTGAAGATGGTTTGGATGACTTGTTGGCAGGACTAGGTATCAGTCCTTCCAAATAATGAGTCTTACAAGAGAACAACTTTTAATTGAGTATAAAAAGTGTATGAATAGTACTCCATACGCTTTGAGAACTTATTTACAAACATTTGATAATACTGTCTCCAAATATGTACCACTTGAGTTATTTCAAGACCAAGTATTATTGATTGAGGATTATGAAAATTTTAATGAAAATATTGCTTTAAAATACCGTCAAGCAGGTGTTTCTACAGTGACCGCTGCTTGGGCAAGTAAAAAAGTGGCATTTGCAAGAAAAGAAAAACCTGAAAAAATTCTTATTATTGCAAACAAATTAGAAACATCTGTAGAATTTGCCAACAAAATCAGAGCTTTTACTGAACAGTGGCCAAATTGGGTTGGTATTGGATTTTCAGGTGAAAAGAATTCTGCACGTCATTTTAAACTATCTAATGGTTGTGAAGTTAAAGCTGTGGCAACTTCTAAAGACGCACTTCGTGGTTATAGTCCAACCGTGTTAATATTTGATGAGGCTGCGTTTATCGAGGCTGACAGTGATTTTTGGGCGGCTTGTATGGCGTCACTTTCTACAGGCGGTAAAGTTATTGTAATTTCAACCCCTAATGGTTATGACCCGATTTACTATGAAATTTACGACCAAGCATTAAGGGGAATGAACGATTTTAAAATTACCGAAATGTATTGGTATAGGGACCCCCGATATACTAAAGATTTGTATATGGTAAAAACCAAAGATATTGTACATTATTTGCTCAACAAAGAACAATACAGTCCTGAAGATATTATAAGTTTACAAGATATTGATATTCAAAACAGAAGTTTGATAAGCCTACAAATTTACGTTTCAGATGGTTATAAACCTTGTTCTAGTTGGTTTGAGGCGATGGTTAAAAAACTCAAATACGACAGAAGAAAAGTTGCTCAAGAATTAGAGTGTAACTTTTTAGGTTCGGGTGATAACGTATTTGATTCAAATACTTTACAAGACATTTCTCAAAATTACATTAAAGACCCAAACGCAAAATTGATGGCAAATCAATTATGGATTTGGAAAGAACCTGAAAATGGACACAGATATGTTATGGGTATCGACGTGTCGAGAGGAGACTCTGAAGATTTTTCAAGTATTCAAATTATCGATTTTGATGCACGTGAGCAAGTCTTAGAATTTGTTGGTAAAATACCACCTGATGTATTGGCGGAAATTGCCTACAAATGGGGAAATATGTATAGCGCACTTTGCATAACTGACTTAACAGGAGGTATGGGTGTTGCCACCGCACGAAAATTACAAGAACTTGGATATGAGAACTTTTATATTGAAGGGGTTGATTTTGCTAATAAATGGAAGTATGACCCCAAATTAAAAGAAAAAATACCTGGTATCAATTTCAACGCAAAAAGGGTTCAAATAATCGCTTCATTTGAGGAGGCAATAAGACACAAATTCCAAATACGTTCCTCAAGACTTTTAAATGAAATGGGAACTTTCGTGTATATAAACGGAAGACCAGACCATCAAAGGGGTCACCACGATGATTGTATTATGGGAATTTCTATGGCTTGTTTTGCGGCAGAAGCAGCATTCCCATCTCTGAGTAAAGTAGAAAACCATACAAAATCTATGTTAGATTCTTGGACTACTATGGTTTCTGAAAATAAAGACCAATCTAAATTTTTTAATCCTTCAGTACCTCAAACTCCTGGTTCAATGACCAAAAATAGCAAAAACTATACACCAACCAGAAATGATTATGAACAATATAAATGGTTGTTTGGTCCTAAGTAGTATTTATTAAAATAGTAAGATACGTAAATTTATAAAAAATGAGTGATAAAAATATTACTATATGGCAACGATTAGGTAGAGCTATGGGACCTGACGCACTTATGAGTCAGGATTTTCCTGTTTATAAGTTTGACAAAAAAGAACTTCTCAGAACTACTGATAAAGCCGAATACGAAAAAGAGAAATTACAGGCACGTCAAACATCGTATTTGGCTGGTCAATTTGCCAAAGTAGAAAGTAATTTATACACTCAGGCGGTTTATTACGAACCAAACAGATTGGCATCATATTACGATTATGAATCAATGGAATATACCCCTGAGATTTCTGCAGCACTTGATATCTATGCCGAAGAATCTACCACTCCTAACGAGGATGGTTTTGTACTTCAAATTTATTCTGAGTCTAAAAGAATTAAATCTGTTTTAGCCGATTTATTCAATAACAACTTAGATATTAACACCAACTTACCTATGTGGACACGAAACACCTGTAAGTATGGTGACAACTTCATCTACTTGAGATTGGACCCTGAAGGGGGGGTTATTGGTTGTCAACAATTACCAAATGTTGAAGTTGAAAGAATCGAAAGAGGTTTGATGAATGGTTCTAACTATGAAATCAAAAAAGAAGATGAACAAAAAGGATTGAAATTTTATTGGAAAGCCAGAAATATGGAATTTCAACCTTGGGAAATTGGTCACTTTAGACTATTAGGTGACGATAGAAAATTGCCGTATGGTACGTCAATGTTGGAAAAGTCCCGTAGAATTTGGAAACAACTTCTATTATCGGAGGACGCGATGTTAATTTACCGTACTTCAAGAGCCCCAGAACGTAGAGTGTTTAAGGTCTACGTAGGAAATATGAATGACGATGACGTTGAGGCTTATGTACAACGTGTCGCCAACAAGTTTAAAAGAGAACAAATTGTTGATAGTAAAACAGGTTCGGTTGATATGAGATTTAATCAAATGGCTGTTGACCAAGATTATTTTATTCCTGTAAGAGACCCTGCAGCGCCAAACCCAATTGACACTTTGGCTGGTGCACAAAACCTTTCAGAAATTGCCGATATCGAGTACCTACAAAAGAAACTTGTTACGGCTCTTCGTATTCCTAAGGCATTCCTTGGATTTGAGGATGTGGTTGGTGATGGTAAGAGTTTAGCTCTTATGGATATTCGTTTTGCAAGAACAATCAATAGAATTCAGAAATCTATGGTTCAAGAGTTGAATAAAATCGCAATTATTCATTTGTTCTTATTGGGATTCGACGAAGAAATTTCAAATTTTACTTTAGGACTTACAAACCCTTCCACACAGGCTGACCTTCTTAAGATTGACATTTGGAAAGAAAAAATGTTATTATATAAAGATATGGTTTCTGACCCTGGTACAGGTATTGCTGCAACATCATCAACTTGGGCCAAGAAACATTTGTTCCAATGGTCAGACGATGAAATCAGAGTCGATTTACTTCAACAAAGAATGGAAAAAGCGGTTGGTGAAGAACTCAAACAGACACCAACCGTTATTGTTAAGACAGGTATATTTGATAATATTGATAGACTATACGGTACAAATAAAGCACCTGCAGGAACACCACCACCAAGTGGAGATGAAACTGGAGCACCACCTGAATTAGGTGGAGCATTTGCGGGAGGAGATTTAGGCGGTGAAGTACCACCAACTGGAGAACTTGGAGGTATTGAACCACCATCTCCGCCACCAGGTGAAATCACACCTGAATCAGCTAAAAATAGGGATATGAATATCCTTTTAGAGTCGGATATGTATAGTAAAAAATGGTTAGATTTAGGAATGGGACAACAAAGTTTAGGAAAAATTGGAGAAGAACTGGATAAGTTACTTAATTCCTAATATTTATTGAAAAATCCCCTTAAGATGACCTTTGGACAAATAAAATCTGTTGTTGAAAAAAACTTAGTAGAGTCCTACAATAACTCTGCACATTTCAAAAAAACTCTCAGAGAATTTAGACACAATATTCTCGAAAATAAAAATTTTTCAAAATTGTACTCTTTGTACGATGACTTGTACAAACCACAAGGTTTGTCATCCGAAGATGCCGAATTATACCTCAATGAAGGTATTGAATTAATTAGACATTTGATTGAAAATGTTAGTTTACCAAAAATAGGAAGAGAGGTTGAAAACAATTATCAGGATTTGGACAATTTGGTTTATTTTAAAAATATTAATTTGATAGAAAGAATTGGTTCTAAAAAGAAAATATTGGAAATATTAAAATCGAATACAACTCCCGTAAATGAATCAATCGAAATTCCTTTAAAGTCGATGGTAAACATTGCAAATCAGACTATTCAAAATTATTTGGAAAATTTAGATGAATCAACTAAAAAGAAAGTATTTCATATTTTAGCTAGTCGACCTGAAGATTTAGAAAAAGAATTTTTTGAAATTAAAGAGTCAACAGTTTCTAAATTAGAAAATCTTTTAGAAAAAGAAAGTGAAGATGATATGAAACAAAAGTTAGTTGAAACTATTCAAAAAATTAAGGATGAGAATTACGAACAGGTCAACTACATTAGATTGAAACAGTTGGAAGAATCTATTTCTCAGACTGATTCCTAAGATATTGTTGGTGTTTTGCAACTTTTATTTGTTCCCTTTTCCTAACTGATTTTTTTTCATACTCTTTTAATTCAACCAATCTTTGGTTTTGTTTTGTTTTGATTACCTTGGACTTTAAGGTCTTTAAGGCTTTTTCAATGTTTGAATCAACTTTTACTAATAACATATATCATACATATATTTGGAATATGTAAAAAGATTTACTATTTTTGATTAAAATAAACTACATAGTATCAAAAAAAACCCTATGAAGAAGGGAAAAACAATTAAC